CTGGATAAGACTCACATGAAGTTTATCTTAAAGACGACGGAGCTAGAAATAGTTCCGTCTGACTGAAACGATCTACATGAAATTAATACAATATTACATTCGTAATATTGCTTGTTCATATATAAATCATTTAATTAAAACGAAGTGTAAGTAGTTTGAGCGTTAGCGAAAACTTGTATGAGCTTGCTCATACACTAACAGTTAAACACTTTCATAGATAAATAACTTGCAAGCATTAAGGATTATTCAGAATGAAAGTACATCACATATTAGCAGAAGTAGATTATGCAGTAGTCAGAGCAGGATCTGGTCGGAATAGAGTATTTAATATAATAGATCCTACAACTGGTGCTGTTGTTGGTAAAGAACGTATTCGTGGACAAGCAGATGCAAAAGCAAAAAACTTAACTGCAAAATCAAATGTAGCTGCTCCTAAACCAAGTAATACTCCGGCGCTACCAGTTACTACTCAGCCTGAGGCACCTAAGTCTGTCAGCAAAGTTAAAAAAGCAGTTAAACAAATAGTTAAATCGCCTGGCAAAACTATGTATAACTTATTTTTATCATCACCGGTAGGAAGAGTAATAGGAGCACTAATTTCTTTTGAACAACTATCGACTGACTTAGACACATATGCAAATGAGTATGCAGCAAACAAATGTAATATTAATGCTCCGGAATTAAATACTGCTCAACTTAGAATAACTGATAATATTGCTGGCGGCTTAGTTAGTTTCTTAACAGTTGGCGCATCAACCGCAGCTTCGTTAGCAATGCTAACAAGATTCTTTACTGTTGTTCCTGGCTTTGGCTGGGTCCTATCAATTATTGGCGGCGCAAGTGGTATAGCTATATCATATCTATTAGGTAAACTTGCTAAAGATACTGGAATTATTAAAGGAATTAGTGATTTTATTGCAAACACCATGTTGAACAAGGAAACATTATCTAGTCTAAGTTTCCCGCAATGTGATGGTGCAACTGAATCAATTGACGAAGCTATTGAATTTAGATTACAAGAATCTGTTTCACAAATTAAAGCTGCCTCAAAAGATATGGTAATGAACGATCCAAAATTACTTGCTATGCTCAAAGCTGCTAAAGTAACGGCATCCTAGTATCATTTGTAGCTTGAATGTTTTCTTTGATGATCCTGTTTAGGATCTCTCTATCTTCATTAGAAATCCTAAACATTAGATCTTCGTAACTAAAACTTCCTCTCATATACCAACCAAGCCGATAAGCATCGTCTTTTATTTGTTTGATATCATTTTCAAAATCTTTAGCTAGTGCTAAAATCTGAGATTCCTCGAGAGGGATGAGCGTGGCGCGAAAAAACTTGAATAGTCCAAGTCCAGTCTTGTCTTATAAACTTCATTACATGTTTCACTTGCACAAGCAACATCAAATGCTGGTAAGTTCCATTTTTCAGTTAATGTTTTAATGCCTTGTTGTAATTTTGAATAAAACTCAGCATCATTTTCAGATACAAATTTATAGATAGTATCTGATTCTATTTCAATATCATCACCGTTTTGTACTGACTCAACGTGTGCTACTGCTAATCTAAGATTTAATGTAGTAATGTCTAGTAATAACTTATTAAGTAGTGTATTTTTTTCGTCTTGTGTTAATTTTTCTTTTTCAATTTGGACAATTGCTCTGTCAAGCTGATAACGTTCGATAGCAAAATCTGTAGTTCTTTTATAAGTTATAGGTTTGAGATTAAATGTTAAATCACCAATCTCAAATTTTTCTCTAATGTCGTAGTTGGCAAAATTTGCCAACAGCCCTGATAAATTAATTTGACTTTGTGTTGCTTCATTACAATGCGGACATGATGTATTAACTGGTATTGCATCACCGTGAGTTGCAATGCGAATTGATATTAACAAATAATCTAAATCGTAACCAACTATTTCCCAGGGATTCAATATTCCCGGAATACAACTCCTAATAACTTGTGCAGTAGCTTCTCCAGAAAATAATGCATCCGGAGTCTTAAAAATAATCTCATCCATAGCACTCATACCAAACACAGGCAAACTTACAAACTGCCCGTTGTCTAAAACATCATCTGAATAGAACACACCCTTGCTAGGTAGGTCGATATAAATTTTAGGTTGTCTTTTGTACTTTTCTAAAAAACTACTCATATTATTCCTTACATAAATACATAGTAATACTTGTAATGTATTTATGGGTATGATAACCTTAAGGAAACTAAATTGGCTGAACCATTAACTGAAGAAGGATTAACAAGAGCACTAGCTCAATTTGTTAAAAAATCCAGCGGAAGCAGTAATAGTGGCCCGAGTAACTCTTTTGATGTTACTGGGCCTTTAAGCGCCTTTAAGAATTCACTTAATAAAGCAGGTGGATCATTAACTGACTTTTCAAAAGGTATTACATCATCTACTAAAGGACTTGGAATACTAGGTAAAGCATTAGGCGGAGTTACGGCTATTATTGGATATCTCGAAGACACCCAATCTGAATTTAATAGTTTAAGTAAAGTTGGCGCAGGCCTAAATGGAAACTTATCAGATCTAAGAGTAAGTGCTGCAAGAACTCGCTTACCGTTAGATAAATTTTCAAAACTGATTTCTAACAATGTCACAGAGTTAGCAGGCTTTGCTGGAGGAGTTGAAGGCGGCACACGAAAAGTTGCAGCATTAGGTAAAGAATTATTTGCGACTCGAGAAAACGGCACACAGTTGATTGACGGATTTATGAATCTTGGATATACTATTGAAGAAGCTAACGAATTCGTAGTTAAAAATACATCATTGATGCGTCGTAGGCAGCTTGTAGAAGGTCTAACTGATGCTCAATCAGTACAAGCAGCTCAAGAGCTTGCTAAACAAATGGACATTGTTTCTAAGCTGACAGGCAAAGACGCTAAATCACAAATGGATGATATGACAGCACGGATGCGTAACGGTTCAACTGATTCTAAACTTCGTCTATTAGAAAAACAAGGTATTACTACTGCACGGGCCGCATATGAAAAATCAACAGCAGCATTACAACAATCGCCTGCTGTAGTAAGAGATTTGTTAGCAGACCTTGTACAAACCGGAGTACCAATGACAGCAGCTACTAAGAGCTTTATGGCATTGAATAGTGAGGCAGGTGCACTCTTAACGAAAGCAGCTAATGCAACTAAAGCAGGTGATGTTGAAGGTGCTCAAAGATATGCTGAAGAGGCAGCGCGAGCGACTGTTAAAAGTGCAGACTCAGTACAGAATTTAACAATTGGAACTTACGGACAGATAAGTGAAATTGCACAAGGTCAAGCAAATGTATTGCAAGAAGTTGCTCCAATAATTGATGCTGTTGCAGCACATACTAAAAAAATGGAATTAGAACTTGGACGCACTGTATCATTTACTGAATCATTTAACAACATGTTAGGCGGCATGATTACATCACAAGGAAATCAGGTAGCAGGTAAAGGGGCCGGCCAAGAAGCATTAGTTGCACTCAATGAAGCCCAACAAGCACTAGCTAATGTTGCAAGTGCAACTAATGAAGCAATTGCAAAAGAATTAAACAACAGTTTAGTTGTAGGCGCATTAAATGAATTATCTGAACAAATGAAAAAATTTACTCCGGAAGGTATTGCAAAAATAGGAGAAACTGTAGCTGCAATGTTGCCCGGAGCAAGCAATGCTGAACTTGCCGGGGAAGCAGCAACTGTGGGCGTGATGAGTAACAAAGATTCAGCACTATTTGACGAACTAGAGAATCCTGAAACACCTCAAGCAAGACAAACTGAGATTAAAACTGATCTACAATCTAGAGATATTTTAAATGCTGACGGAAGTCTTAATGAAAAAATTATTAAAAATCTTTCTGACAGCCGTCGCAAAATTGCTGAAGACACTCCTATAGCACCAGAAAATGAAGCAAGAAAATACGGCGGCCCGATGAAAGCAAATAAGCCATATAAAATTAATGAAGGTAACGAAACAGAACACTTTGTTCCTGGAATGGACGGCTCAATGATTCCAAACATAAAAAATATAACAAGTAGACTTCCGGCAGCAATGAACGAACTTCAGAAAGATATGGCGCAGTTTGGAGCACCAAGGTCACAATCTGCACAATCAGCAATGGGCGGTGGTGGCGGTGAAATTGAACAATTACTACAAACCACTAACGATCTTTTATTAGCTGTGTTAGGGGTAAATACTGCACAAGCACGTACAGGCGAAAAGCATTTAAGAAGTGCTAGGGGCGCTGGCAATTTAATGAACGGATTCGGTAGAGCATGAGGATAGCAGCATAATGTCGTGGAAAAAATATTTTACTCCGGTACAAACTGGGGATAACCCAAACGGAAGTTACAGCCCAATAAGTGGTGCTAACTCTGCTGGACGTCCTGGACCTGCAAAATCAAACTACAGTTCATATCTTCCTGATGTGTATGTTGGTAGTCCAAACAGAGTTGAACGTTACGGTCAATACAACACTATGGATATGGACAGTGAAGTTAACGCTGCACTAGATATCCTTGCTGAGTTTTGCACACAAAAGAATAAAACCAACGGTACTAATTTTAAATTTGCATTTAATAAAAGTGCAACCAACAATGAAATTAATATTTTAGGTCAGTACCTAAAACAGTGGTGCAAACTAAATCAATTTGAAACTAGAATGTTTAGAACATTCCGTAACATATTTAAATACGGCGATGCAATATTTCTAAGAGATCCAGAAACTAAAAAACTTTATCATGTTGACCCCGCAAAACTAACACGAATTATTGTTAACGAAAGCGAAGGTAAAGTTCCTGAACAATACATTGTTAAAGACATAAACTTAAACTTTACTGAGATGGTTGCAACAACACCGTTTATTACTAATGGTAATATCACAGGTGGTGGCGGAGGAGGATATACTACTGGTGGCGTTCGAGGTATGGTAGGTAATGCTCCTACACAAAACGGATCACGATTTAATACTACCAACGGTGAAGTTGCAATTGATGCCGAACATGTGTTGCATCTTAGTTTAAGTGAAGGCTTAGACAACAATTACCCATTTGGAAACAGTTTATTAGAAACTATTTTTAAAGTATTCAAACAAAAAGAATTACTCGAAGATGCTATTATTATCTATCGAGTACAGCGAGCACCTGAGCGAAGAGTATTCTACGTTGACGTAGGTAACATGCCCAGTCACCTTGCTATGCAGTTTGTTGAGCGTGTTAAAACTGAGATTCATCAAAGACGTATTCCAAGTGCTACAGGCGGTGGCACTAATGTTATAGACTCGTCATATAATCCTTTATCAATTAATGAGGATTACTTCTTTCCGCAGACAGCAGAAGGTCGCGGATCTAAAGTTGAAACACTTCCGGGTGGTACTAACCTAGGTGAAATTGATGACCTTAGATATTTTACCAATAAGCTAGTACGTGGATTGCGTATTCCAAGTTCTTACTTACCAACTGGAGCAGATGATTCATCTAGCAGTTATAATGACGGTCGTGTCGGAACAGCATACATTCAAGAACTACGCTTTAATACTTACTGCGAACGGTTGCAAGGCTTAATTGTAGAAGAATTTAATCAAGAGTTTAAACGTTACTTGTTAGAAAAAGGCGTAAACATTGATACTGCAATGTTTGATCTAGAGTTTGAAACACCACAAAACTTTGCAAGCTATCGTCAAGCAGAACTTGATAATGCTCGTGTACCAACATATACACAAATGAGTGCTATACCATATGTTTCAAATCGCTTTGCTATGAAACGCTTCTTAGGTATGAGCGAAGAAGAGATTGCAGAAAACGAGCGTCTATGGAAAGAAGAAAACGACGAAACTATCAATACCGGTGGTGAAGACGCAAGTTCAGAAATGCGTACAGCAGGTATTAGCAGTGCAGGTATTAGTGCAGATATTGATGGTGCAGAAGATATTGCGCCAGAAGGCGGCGAACCAGAAATAGGCGCAGAAGCAACTCCTCCAGACACAGCAACGGGCGCAGCACCAGGAGCTGCTGCTCCAGGCGCAACAGCACAAACGATATAAATACAATATGATATTACGCGAGCTATTTTATTTTGATAAAGAAACAATCGAGCCTACTGAGGATGATCGATATGATCCTCAGTACGACGACAGTGTTGTTAAAATGGATGATACACGCAAAACACGTCTTACCCTACGCCAAATCAACCGTGCAAGGAAAGCAAGTGAGCTACATACAACTGAGAAAGCTGGCGAATTAGATTTCGTTAGACAGATGTATGGAATAGCAGCACAAGCAGCCGCAGCCGGAGTGTAATGGCAAAAATAGACAAAACTCAATATACAAAACAACAATACAAGATACTTAAAACTGCTGCAAAAGCAGATAAGTTAGTTGTTTCTGAAATAGAAAATGTTGAATCAATGCCTATGATAGAATCAAATACTGCATTTGTACTAGGTAACGGAACTAGCAGAGCAAGTGTAAAATCTCAAGAATTAAAAACGTTTGGTAAAGTATATGGTTGCAATGCGCTTTATAGAACATTTGACCCTGATTACTTAATTGCAGTTGATGTTAAAATGGTACTTGAAATAAACAAAGCGGGGTATCAGCACAAACATAATGTATGGACTAATCCCAATAAAAGTTATCAAAAAATGTCAAACCTAAACTTCTTTCAACCTAGCAAAGGGTGGAGTAGTGGGCCTACAGCGCTATGGCTAGCTAGCCAACACGGTTATGAAAAAATCTTTATATTGGGGTTTGACTATAAAGGGTTAGATGAGGGTAAAAAACTTAATAACATGTATTCTGACACTGTAAACTATAAAAAATCAACAGAAGGTGCAACATTCTTTGGTAATTGGCTAAGACAAACAGTAAGTGTAATAAAAGATAATCCTAAAATTAATTTTATAAGAGTAATAGCATCAGATAACTACATTCCAGAAGAGCTAAATAAATTTGTAAATGTAGAACATATTACAACAGATACATTTAAAAAAATATACTCTCTCTCTTAAATGGCTCGTTTTGAGCCCATTATCGCATCATATTCCTTATAAACAGTAAATACAAATGACAGCCTTACCATAGGTATAACATTTATTAGGAGAATAAAAATGGCAGATCGTAACAAATTTGAAGAAATGCTTGAGCGTCTTGTAAACGAAGACCGCGCAGGTGCAGAAGAACTATTCCACGAGATTGTAGTTGAAAAATCACGTGACATTTATGAATCACTACTAGAATCAGATCTAGAAGATGAAGATGACGAAGAAGTTGATGAAACAACTGATGAAGAAGTTGATGAGTCAGACGACGAAGAAGTTGATGAGTCAGAAGATGACGAAGAACTAGACGAAGACTTTAACCTAGACGAATTTGAAGTTGAAGCAGACCCAATGGCAGACATGATGGGCGGCGACAAAACTGACGACATGATGGGCGATATGAAAATGAGCTCCGATGACGACAGTGACGATGGTGAAGAAGGTACTGACGAGCGTATCAATGATTTAGAAGATGCTTTAGAAGAACTAAAAGCAGAATTTGAAAAAATGATGTCCGGTGAAGAAGGCGAACCAGAAATGGACGACGAAATGGATATGGACGACGAAGAAGCCGATGACGAAATGGACATGGACGACGAAGAGCCAGAAGAAGAGTCATTCCAAGCAACAATTACCCCACTAGAATCAAAAGTAGCTAAATCAGCAGGCGAGCAAATGCGCGAGTATGTTGAAAAAGTAAGTGCTACAATGGGCGACAACGGTGTAAACACAACGTCAACTCTAGCTAAGCCAAACAACATGGGCGGAACAACTGCTAATATCGCAAAAGGCGGAACAGCAGATACTAAAGGAACAGCTGGCGGTTTAGCAAGTAACAAACCACAAGCAATGAATACCAAGAACGTAAACGTTGTTGGTGCAAATGGCGCGACAAAAATGTCAAGCCAACCTGGTCACGGCGCTGAGAAAAAGGGCAAGCCAGAGACTGCTGCTAATACCAAAAGTACTATCGGCAAGTAAGTAGGGAAATCTAGATGAAAAACTTACGAGAACACCTAAGTTTCGACCAAGCGAAGATAATCGTTGAGTCTGCTAACGAAGGAAAAGACTTGTTCATGAAAGGAATCATGATACAAGGCGGAGTACGCAACGCTAACCAGCGTGTGTATCCTGTAAATGAAATTGGCAGGGCTGTCAAAACTCTCAGCGAACAAATCGAGGGTGGATACAGTGTGCTCGGAGAAGTTGATCATCCAGAAGGACTTAATATTAACCTAGATCGCGTAAGCCATATGATCAGCGAATGCTGGATGGATGGCCCAAACGGTTATGGGAAATTAAAGATACTACCAACACCTATGGGTAACCTAGTTAAAACAATGCTGGAAAGCGGAGTTAAACTAGGAGTCTCATCAAGAGGTTCAGGTAATGTTAGTGAAGACGGTAGCGGCAACGTTAGCGACTTTGAAATTATAACAGTGGACGTTGTGGCACAGCCTAGCGCCCCTGGAGCATATCCTACTGCAATCTATGAGCATCTTATGAACGCTCGTGGAGGAATGAAGGCGTATGAACTGGCACAGGCAACAAAACACGACACCAAGGCACAGAAGTACTTAAAAGAATCGCTGATTAATATAATCAGTCGACTCCAATAAAAGGAGAACAAAATATGTTGGAAGCACTTAAAACACTTTTCGAAAACGATGTAGTTTCTGAGGAAGTACGTGCAGATATCGAAGGCGCATGGAATGCAAAGATTCAAGAAAACAAGATGCAGGCAACTGCTGAGTTACGTGAAGAATTTGCAAAGAAATACGAGCACGACAAGTCAACTATGGTTGACGCAATCGACTCTATGATTTCAGAACGCCTTGCAGAAGAAATTTCAGAGTTTGCAGAAGATCGCAAACAACTAGCTGAAGCAAAAGCAAAGTATGCAGTAGCAATGCGTGAAAACGCAGACCTAATGAAACGCTTTGTTGCTGAGTCGCTAGCAAAAGAAGTTACTGAGCTGCATGAAGATCAAAAAGCAATTGCCAAAAAGTTTGGTATGCTTGAGAACTTTATCGTTGATGCACTTGCAAAAGAAATTGCAGAATTCCACGAAGACAAGAAAGATTTAGCTGAAACTAAGGTCAAACTTATTAAAGAAGCTAAAAACAAATTTGCAGAAGTTAAAAATAACTTTATTGCAAAAGGCGCTGCTAAGGTATCTGCTATTGTTGAATCAACTCTTACTAAAGAGATGACACAACTTAAAGAAGATATTGAAGAAGCACGTAGAAACGATTTTGGTCGTAAGTTATTTGAAGCATTTGCTTCAGAGTACGCAACAAGCCATCTGAACGAAAATTCAGAAACTGCAAAATTAATGCAAGTTGTTGCGTTGAAAGACAAACAATTAGTTGAAGCAAAAGCATTTGCTGTTAAAGCAAAAGTATTAGCTGAATCTAAAGACCAAGAAATTAAACGCATGGCATCTATTGCCGAGCGCAAAAACAGACTTAGTGAACTCTTATCGCCCTTGAATAAAGGTCAAAGAGAAATCATGACAGATTTACTGGAATCAGTACAAACCGATAGACTACAAAAGTCTTTTGATAAGTACCTACCATCGGTTATCGATGGACATACTCCGGCAAAGAAGGCAGTCTTATCAGAGGCAAAAGAAATTACAGGCAACCGCGAGAAATCGCACACTAACGTTAGTTCAATGCAAGATGATAATGTCGTTGACATTCGTCGTTTAGCTGGTTTAAAATAAGGAGAAAACTATGTCGGAACTACTAGAAAGCCGCTGGTCAGATACAAAAAATGCACTTCTTGAGGGCCTAACAGGTACCAAGAAGGCTGTAATGGCAACTACTTTGGAAAATACCCGTAGGTATCTTTCAGAGAGTGCTACAGCTGGTGCAACATCTGCAGGCAATGTCGCAACACTTAACCGTGTTATTTTACCCGTTATTAGACGTGTAATGCCAACCGTTATCGCTAACGAGCTAGTTGGTGTTCAGCCTATGACAGGCCCAGTGGGACAAATCCACACACTACGTGTTCGCTATAGCGACACGGCAGGTACAGGCGCAAGTGGCGCAGTAGCTGGTGAAGAGGCACTAAGCCCATTCAAGATTGCTGAAGCATATTCAGGCAACACAACATCAGGTAAAGCAGCTTCAACTGCCGCTCTTGAAGGTGCTGCTGGTAATAAACTAAGCATCCAGATCTTGAAGCAAACTGTTGAAGCAAAATCACGCAAGCTATCAGCTCGCTGGACTTTTGAATCAGCACAAGACGCACAGTCAATGCACGGTATTGATGTTGAAGCAGAAATCATGGCAGCTCTTGCACAAGAGATTACTGCTGAGATTGACCAAGAAGTACTAGCTTCGCTAGTTTCGCTTGCTGGTACAGCTGGTTCAACATACGACCAAGCAACTGTAAGTGGTACTGCTACTTTCGTTGGTGACGAGCATGCTGCTCTTGCTGTTTTAATTAACCGCGAGTCAAACAAAATTGCTCAACGCACACGTCGTGGCGCAGGTAACTGGGCCGTTGTTTCGCCATTCGCGTTAACAATCCTACAATCTGCAACTACTTCAGCGTTTGCACGTACAACTGAAGGAACATTCGAATCTCCAACTAACACTAAGATGGTTGGTACATTGAATAATGCTATGAAAGTTTATGTTAACACATATTCAGCAGATAGCGCAGCAGTTCTAATCGGTTACAAAGGTTCAAGCGAATCAGATGCAGCGGCATTCTATTGCCCATACATCCCGCTAATGAGCTCAGGTGTTGTACTAGACCCAGCAACATTCGAACCAGTCGTATCGTTTATGACACGTTACGGATATGTTGAGCTAAACAACACAGCATCGTCTTTAGGCAATGCTGCTGACTACCTAGCTAAAGTTGCTATCACAAACGGCAACGTATCATTCCAGTAATTAGTTACTGAAATATAAAATAGGCCCTCCGGGGCCTATTTTTATGACTTGAGTAAACTTTGATAAATACTTGTGTCGATAATCGTGCCGCAATCAGCGGACTTATGCAGAAATGACCCACTGCGTAGACCTAGAACGTTTTAAAGGAGAAAAAACAAATGGGACGTCCACTAAACAAGAGATTTTTCGGAACACCAACAAATGCTGGTAACGAGATTAAAGTACAGTTTCACAACGGAGCTGCATCAGTAAACGGCTGGATTATTAAGCAACTTGGAAGTAAGAAATTCCGTTGCACCGACGGCACAGAAACAAAAGTTTGTACATTAGTAGACAAACTTACTGGAGCAATTGCTGCTGGCGAAATGACTATTACAGTTAAAGACGACGACGGAGTAGCACGTCAAGTTACCAAAATTGCAGGACGTAAAGTAACACTTGACACAGGTGTAAGCATTGCTTGGAACATGTCAGACGCAAATAATGATAATGCTGTTGAAATGGAAGAGGCGGGTAGTGAAACTGCTAGTGAAATTCTTGTTGCAACAGCACTTGTTACGAATGGTATTGTTTACCAAATCGTTACAGCTGGAAACACAGACTTTACAACATTCGGCGCAGCAGACAGTGATGTCGGTACAATCTTTACTATGGCAGCACAGCCAGGCACAGGAACTGGTACTGTTAGAATTGCACCAGATGATTTTGAAGCTGACGAATAAGCGTAATATTAGTTATGGGGGATTAAGTTCTCCCATTACTTTCTACATAGGAATTAAGAATGTCAAAGGTATTACGAGTAACAGACGGTAACTATAGAATCATAGTAGATAACGGTACGACCGGAACAATCTACTTAGATACTACTAGTGGATCAGCAAGCCCTAGAGGCGTTGTTGTGATCACCGGCGACTTAGAAGTTAAAGGGACTACAACTACTGTAGAATCTACTGTTACTACTATTGCTGATAACATACTAACACTAAACGATGGAGAAGCTGGTGCCGGAATACGTGCCAGCTTCGACTATAAAGCAGGTATTGAAATTGATAGAGGTAGTTTACCTACTGCAAGATTAGTATTTGATGAACAAAGTCCTTATGTTGCAGGAGGAAGCAGCGGCACAGGCTCATTTAGATTTGAAGACATTAATGGAGCATTTCTTCCACTTAATGTAAACAGTATTAATGCTGAAGGACCGTTGTATGTAACAACTCCTAACAGTGCTATTAATGTAGCAGGTACAGTTGACTACGAAGAAAATGTATTTAACTATACTGCTGGCGTAATTACTGATCCAGGCGGCGGAAATGTTGTATTAAATAACGATTTTATTCCAAATGCTAAAGGATTAGTTGATTATGTAACATATGCATTTACAAGTAACTTTCAACCTGGTATTTCTGACGCAGACACTAGTGTAGTTGCTGCTGACTTTGATAATAGTGCAGTTGAAAGTACTGTAGTTGTAACAGTTGATGGAATACTAACTGCTAATTTTTATTCTAATAGAATAGAATTAGGCGATATTAAGATACAAAGAAATGAAATTTCAACAGTTAATAGTGACGAATCGTTACTATTATCCTCGCCAGGTGCTGGATCAGTTACAGTTAAAGATGCACTTGAGATAACTGAATTTTTATATGAGGATGACGGAGTAACACCGTCTAGCACTGCACCCGATAGTGGAATAAAATTGTTTTCAACTACAGAAGGTACAGGTGATACTGGATTATATTTTGTAAATAAGAGCAGTACCACAGGAGAAATAATAAGTAAAAACAGAGCATTGCTGTTTAGCATGCTTTTTTAAGGAAACAATATGGCAATAGTAAACGCACAATTAAAAACAACTGCATTAGATATTATAGATCCAATAGCTAGCCAAGGAGTACCAGTAGGAAAAAGTTATGCTGTTACAAATATTTTAGTTTGCAATACTGGAACAGCTGATGCATCATTCGATATGCATCTGATTCCAAACGGATCATCATTAAATAATAAAGTTACCCGAGTGATTAATAACTTAACACTTCCTGGTGGAGAAACATTTACATTTGACAGCGAAAGAGTTGTGCTTGAAACAGGAGATGCTATTGTATTTGTAGCAGAACCAGATATTGGTACATTTGTAACAGACTTAGCAGCAACAGTGAGTTATTTGGAAGTATAATGAGATTAATTAAAGCCCAAACAACTAATTTACGCAGTATTGCAGGACGCGGCGTAAAATACGATATTAATGATCAAGTTATACTTGAGTCAACTAATGTAATGTTAGTGCCTAAGGGCACTGAGGGCGAACGTCCATCAAGTCCTAACAACGGACATTTAAGATATAATACAACAGATGATCAGTTTGAAGCATATCAAAACGGTGCCTGGCGAGAATTAAGATTTAAAGAACCAAACCAAGATCCTGGAATTACTCAACAAAACTTAGGCAATGGTGATGCTACTGAAACAGTGTTCGGACCGTTAGCAAGCGGTGATGCAGACTATCCAGTTCCAGCAGCAGCACAAAACATACTTGTACTAGTAGAAAACGTTTTTCAAATTTCAGGAACAAACTATACACTTGAGCAAAGTGTAAGCGGAAGTTTAGCAGG